CTGCGCCGATTGCGACTACAAGAGTTTTTAAAGTTGTAATTGCACTGCTAAAAAATGCCATATACATTCACCAAAACTGACTTCTTTCAGGTGTTTACGGGAATGAAAAAACACCGACTAAAAAGCCGGCGCACCTAATGTCAGTTATTCCTTTCCTCATTATTTTTCGTTCATTCCCATGGTTACTCCGACAGCTCCACCTGAATTACCTCCACCTCTTCTTCGGGTTTCGGTGTGTACTGCGGATTTAACTCTTTTTCTACTTTGTATCGGTTTTTCTCATTTTCATCTGCAAGAAATCGATAATTTTTGTGTTTCGTGATATCATATTTGTCTGAGAAAAATGGTCTGGCACCACGAATCTGCAGGATACATTTTCCTCCATCCATGACTGCAATCTCATCTTCTGTCATCAGCTGTTTGCCTGTTTTCTGGTAATTCAATCCAAAGGACTTCTGATTGCTCCTCGTTTCCGAAGTGTTATACAGATCAATGGTTTCCTTACCCAGAAGTTCACTCATTTCCTTTAAGGTAGTTTTCTCTTTTCCACCAAGAAATAGTGTAGTATCACAGTTACCCAGAATGGTATCTGCACTATCCTTATACATTGCCTTTAGCTGACTCTGTGACTGCAAAATAATAGAAGCAGAGATTTCCCTGCTTCGGATAGTTGCAATCAGCTTGTCAAACTGAGGAATTTGCCCGATGTTGGCAAACTCATCAGCGATGACACGCACATGTACCGGAAGTCTTCCTCCATATACATCGTCTGCCTTATCACAAAGCAGATTGAAAAGCTGTGACTGCAGCATCGCAATCACAAAGTTGAAGGTTGTATCTGTATCGGACATAATCAGAAACAAAGCTGTTTTCCTGTCACCGATCTTATCCAGTTCCATTTCATCATAAGACATGATATCACGAAGCTCTGCGATGTCAAATGGGGCAAGTCTGGCTCCACAGGAAATCAAAATCGATTTTGCAGTTTTGCCGGCGGCCATTTTGTATTTTTTATACTGTCTGACCGCAAAGTGCTGCGGATCTCTTTCTTCCAGTTCCTGGAACATCATATCCACTGGATTCTGGTAAGTTTCATCCTCTTCACGGGTTTCGCTTTCATTCAAAAGATCCAGAAGGGTATTCAGATTCTTTTCCTCTTCATCTCCTTCATACCAGATAAAAGCAATCAATGCCGTGTACAACAGCTTCTCTGCTTTCACCCAAAAATCTTCGGAAGCTTTTTCCCCTTCGCCTTTGGTATTAACAATAATTGTTGTAACCAGCTTCAGGATATCTTTTTCAGACCGTATATAAGCAAATGGATTGTAATGAAGCGATTTGGAAAAGTTGATAGTATTCAGAACCTTAATCACATATGGTTCGTGTACCACTTTTCCTGATTTATCTTTCATAATATTTCCATTCTTATCTTTCTTAGGTGGTCCCTTTGCTAACATCTTCCCGCACTCCTCGATCAGAGTGCCTTTGGGCACCATTTCGTCAAGTAGGAATTTGAATAAATGCTTATTTTTTTCAAAATGACTGCGAACCCAGTATTTACGCTGGGTTGCGGACTTCCATATCTAACTCTGCCTTCATAATTTTCATTACTTTTTCCTGCATGGTCATGCTAGAGTTTTGATTAAAATAGTAATTAACCTGATAGCAGGTGTTCCCGATTTTCTTTTCATAGTCTGGATTTTTTTCTTCTGTAGTCTGAACTATATTTCTGTCTTCCATAAAATTTTTCTCCTTTCGCTGAATTGCCCGACAGAGAGAATGATTGTTTTGTCTCTGCCGGACGTATTCATTTAAAGCTGTAATTTGCAACTGGCAACAACATGGTTGAAACTTTCTTTCAAGTGTTTTTCACCACTCATTTTTCCAATTTATAACACTACTATTTTCTTTTTTGAAATATCTTGTTGCCACCTAGTAAAAATAGCTGTAAAGCCTTTAAAATCAGTAGTTTTCGGCGGATACAATAGTGGCAACAACCGATAACCAACCAGGTAAAAATCAGCCTTCCGGCTTCAAAAACTGTCCTCTTTCTCTGTCGGGCTAGTTAAAAGGAAGTGCCATCTGTTCGGCTTCGGAAAGGTCAATAAATCCCTCTCCTCCTTCGTTGTTGCCACCATCTGTATCTCCCCGAATCCAGCATCTCTGCTTCCCATATCCTTCCTTTGTAAAGCGATGATATCCGCCTCTCTTCCACCCGATAATCTGAGTATCCATGATCTGACAGATTTCATTTGTCTCAAATTTCTTCGGCTCTCCGTCATAATGGTTAAAGGCATTTTTCCAAAGCTGAATAGAGCAGACATAATTTCCGTCATAGCTGTCAAGCCACCCTTGAATCATTCCTGCCATTGTATCTTCCTGCATGAACTGTTTCCGATATTCATTGATATTAAATTCCATCTCACTGTCAAACCGCAGTAATTCCGATTTATTTTCAGCTGCATTAAGCAATACCATTGCTTCTGCCCACAGCTGGTCAAAATACTCTCTGGCTTCTGGCTCATCATCAAGAATGTGCTTCTCTGCTTTGCTGCTATCAATTTCAATCGGCAGAAATCTTCTTGCCCCAGTACGATCAAACGGAATGAACTGCCGGTTATTTGATGATCCAGCAAACACACATTGCCTTGGTCTGTCTTCCTCATATTTTTCATAAGGATTTCTGTGGGTTTCCTTCATTCTTGATAAGAAAGATTTTGTTTCTTCGATACTCTTTGCACTGATTGCAGCTGTCATCTCCGACATCTCCAAAATCCAGTGTCCCCGAAGTAATTCATAAGGTTTTTCCATATTCAGGTTTTTCAAGCTGTCTGAAAACCACTGATCGTCCAGTGCCAGAAAGCGGAAAAAAGTGGATTTTCCCGCCCCCTGCTGTCCTACCAGACATAACATTTCATCAAATTTACACCCTGGACAGTAGATACGGTTTAAGGCTCCCATCATAAAATGTTTCAGCATTTCATAAACCATATCCGAATCGTCCGCACCCATATACACTTTCAATACATTACGGATTCTTTCTTTCCCGTCCCATTCAAGAGTTTCTAAATATTCACAAATGGGGTGGTATTCTTTACTGTATGCTTCCAGATCCAATGCATCGTCCATAACACTTTCATTGAACAGACCATAATATTTTTCAAAGAAATACCGAAGTGCTTTTCTTCCTTTGTTCGTTAATACACATGGTTCTTTATTCCACCAGAGAACTTTTGTTACGTCAATTTTCTCTGTCAATCGGTTATATCGAAGACTACCTACTAACAGCGGATCTTTTCTTAATACGGTCACATAATTCTCCATTGAATTTTTGACTGTCCCTTTTTCCGTCATATTCAGGGTTTCTCTGATTTCCCGACAGTCCCCCGGGTTCACCATAAGAATCATTTTCTTTATCAAATCTTTTTCCTCTTTCATTGAAATATCTTTTACATTTTCGCTCAATATTCTCTATCTCCTCTCGCTTTTCTCTCACTATTGTTTCTTTGTCCGCAGGCTCTCCAAACAGCAAGGTATCCAGATAATAATTAACAATCACAAGTTCTCTCAGGGCAGTTGTAAATCTATCGTTCCATTCTTCTGTTCTTGTTTTGGGTCTGTACTTTTCTTTCCATTCCAGCAACATAATCCGATAATCCAGATAAGCTTTCAGGCATCTCATATATTCTTTTTCCCATTGTTCTTCTGGTGTCGGTTCTGGCTTTCTCACCAAAATGTTTCTTCTGCTTGGCAAGGAATCTCTTCCTCTGGCAGAGTAGTTAATTCCAAAATCATCTGCCAGTTTCATTGCCGCATCTCTTAATCCCAGTCCAAATAACTGTGCTGTAAAATCAATCGCATCTCCTGTGCAGCCACAGCCGAAGCAGTAATATCTTCGGTCTACTTTCATACTGGGCGATTTATCATTATGAAAAATACAGCGAATCAGCCCACTCCTGTTTGGCTTCAATCCATACATCTCCGCAGCCTGCCGGACGGTTACATTCTGTTTCACTTCATCAAATAATCCCAATTCATTTCCTCACTTTCTCAAATCTGCTTCCAAAATCTGGGAAGCAAGTTTTCAATAAAAACAAAAAAGCACTCTATCCTATCCTTACGGAATCAACAAAATGCCCTACATCTCTAAATCACTGGAATGTGATTTTCCTCTTTTCAGTTGTTTTCTCTCCGCCTCTTCTCTTTGAATCTTTGCTACATTCAGTGCAAGTTTTTCTCTGATAGATGGCTTCACTTCTTTTTTGATTTCCTCCACAACCGCTTTTTTCTTTTCCGGCTGTTTCAACTGGCTGGTAATCCTTATGACTATCTTCTCCATCGCAGTTTCAATTTTCTGTATCAAACCATCCAATCTTTTTATTGCGTATTCCTTTTCTCTTCGGGAAGCTTTATGCTTCGGATCTTGAATCCACTTTTTTGAATCTTCCACCAGACGGATATCATCTCTTCTGGTAGCCAGCATTGCTTCTTTTGCTACTTTCTCCACTGCCTTGTCATATGCTTCACTGGAGACTTCATCAAGCAAAGTTTCTACATCTTCAATACGAACTGTAAGCTGTTGCAACTCCTGTTTCTGTTCTTCAATCAGATCACCTTGTTTAAATATCCGATCAGAATTATTTGCAAATTCTTTGTCCTGCTGTTTTATTTTTTCTTCCTGTGACTGGATAATTTCTTCGTTTGCATTTACACGACTTGATTGTTTTGCAAGTTCCAGACGATTTTCATTTACCTTATCTATCTGCATAAGGATTGTTTCCTGTCGGTCTGCAATCTCTTTTTTCTGCTTCATACGGATATAATCCTGTTTCTCCAGATACTGTCGTCCACCATAAGCTGGTTCTTCATCAAGTTCCAATCCATGTCGTTTACAGATATCCAGAAACATCGCCCGGCAGGCAGAATCAAAAACGACCTTACGGTTATTTGTCTTTGACCTCTTCTTTTCTGGATTTGGAAGTTCAAAGCCAAGTTCTTCCAGTGCTGCTTCCTGTTTTGGCTCAATCTCTCCATATCGGTTTGTAGCATCAAATACATGACGCTCATGGATATGAGGAGTTGATTCGTCCATATGCAGTGACCAGTCAATGATATGAACATTAGAGCCAAACCGCTCATCAAATTCTTTTTTAAATTCATCAAAAACCCTGATCAGTGTCTCTACAGAAGCATGTTCATCTATCGTCCCCAGCTGATAGATACTTTCTTCAGGGCAGGTCTTTTTATTTTTCAAAATCTCTTCCACACCTTTGCATCTGTCTGGGTGTCGAGCTTTCTCATGTCGCTTATTTTGGTTAATCACATAGTCACTGTAATGCTCCGAATAGTAAGCCATTTCAATCTGGCTAAAAGAAAAATTATCCTCTTTTCCCTGGTCTTCCATTGTGGTATATCCCTGATAGCAGTCCCAGTAAATGTTTTGGCGAACTCTTTCATTGTCGATATGCTCACTGTGTTCTGGATCAAATCTCCGATCATTGTGAAGCGGATTATAAACTCCATCTTTTCCAGATCGTCCGTTATGCCTTGTTCCTTTCAATTCACATTTCCCCTTTCTTTCAAGTTTTTCCCCGAAGGGAATTGCAGCGAAGCTGCTAAAAGTCTCTGTCTCCGTTACAGATAGTACCCAGTACTAAGTGGCGAAACGCCTCTTAACTGGGCAATGGCTGCCGCCCTTAACCTGCTAAGGGCTTTGCCCCTTAACCCCAACAAGGTGCTGCCACCCTTTGCAATTCTGCCCCAAAGGACTTCCAGCCCTCTGTACTCCCGGCAGACAAAACATAACTCCTGCCGCTGTCCCTTCAGCAAGATTTTCTGTTCCGTCTGTTTTTCAAAAATCCTCTATATCGGATTTTGTGAAAATAAAAAAGCCGACGCAATTTCAACTTTTACAAAAGTCCAAATACATCGGCTCAATCCTTTGACCTGATCGGTCATTATTCATTTTTTCTGACTGGCTCATACAGTCCATTTTTAATAATGAGCAAAACAAAAGGCACTAACTTTTTACGGTTAATGCCCTCTGGGTTAATCATTATATGAATCTAATCTGTAAGTTTAAATTTATATATCTTTTTCCATTTTCCATATACAATGTTGCAAACCCATGCTTTCCTGTAGACCCTCTTTCAAACTTTGTATTATTTAAAAGATATTTTTCAAAAGCATCTCTGTTGTAAATATGATATGCAAGTACTTCACCATTATCTTTTACAATAACGTATCCGCCATTAGCTTCATCGTGTCCGTCCCATTCTTTTGACGGCATCATTCCTAAAGCAATCGAGCATAAAAATTTCTTAAATTTGTAAGCATAAATTCCTTTTCTTGGATATCCCAAAGGATTTTGTTCTTCAATGATTCGGATTAACTTATCACTATCAGTTGCTTGATTTTGATAATACAGCAATAACAAGTGTGCTATGATTTCTTCCATGTAGGTATCAATCAGCATCAAATTTCCTGAAAAAACTTTATTCTTCATATGACTGTATTTCATAGTTCCATTTTCAGTTATCATCTGTATTCTATCGAGAATTTTTGTTTTACTATCTATTGCATTAATCTGTTCAGCCAATTCATCCGATATGCCTGAAACTTCATAAACAAAATTTGTAGCACCTGATGCGTTCAGTAATGTAGGCGCACTTCCTAATTCTGATTTAATACTAAATCCACATATCGGCTCATATCCAGTGTTGATATCATGAATTTGCATCGTTATATCTGTCTTATCCGTTGACGGGGCAGATATTTTTGTACATGCTAATTCATTCATAATTGTATCCGACCCTGGAATCTCAAAAGCACGACTTCCACCTTCTACTATTTTTTCATACAGGTATGCTGCTCTTTTTGCCATCTCCTTTTGAGTAATTGATCTTATAATTTCTGCATTCCAGTGTATCTCAATTCCTTGCTCTTCTGAAACAATCACATACTCTAAATGTTTGTTTTCATCTTCCTGTCTTATAATTTTTAAAATGGGATAATACACATCCTTGATTTTTTGTAGTTTTTCATCAGCAGCATACAATTCGCCCGTTGACAATAACTTCAGAAGCACATACAGTTCACTCCACTCACCTTTATTGCCCGACAGTTTCATGTTTCTCCTCCTCACTTTCGTCCAAAACTTCTTTTATCTTTTGAGCAATTGCCTCTATGACATTAACAGTCACACTATTTCCAAATTGCTTATACATATGTGTATCAGCAAGATCCCATTTAAAATCATCAGGAAATCCTTGCAACCGTGCCCACTCTCTTGGTGTCATTTTACGAATATCTTCTGTGTTTATATGTCCTTTTATATGCGTTGTTGGTATCATGGAATGTTCCCTGTGATCTATCAAAAGATTTCCTTCTCTTCCCATACCACCACACACTATTGTTCCGGCAATTCCATCGAGTTCCCTGATAACATATCCAAATCCATGTCCAGCAGCTTCATGTCTAGCTTTATGGGCTCTAAGAGTATTTACATACACATCTGATAAATAATATTTTGAAGGTATTGGTGCATCATCTAATATATCTCTAATGCTAACATCTTTTTTATCTCCTTCGGGAAAGAGAAATTCTTTTGGCGCAATATCATTTCTAAAACATACTAAATAAATTCTTTCTCTGTTTTGTGGAACACCAAAATCCTTACTGTTCAAAATCTGATGAAAAACCGTATATCCAATTTCTTCAAATGCTCCTTTTATTACTTTAAATGTTCTCCCTCTATCATGGATAGTAAGACCTTTAACATTTTCGCAAAAGATTACTTTTGGTTTATGGTAATCGCAAATACGTACTACATCTTGGAATAAAGTTCCTCTACAACGTCCTTTATAATCATCTTCGAACCCGCCATGTTTTCCAGCCATAGAGAATGCCTGGCATGGAAAACCTGCAAGACATATATCAAATTCTGGGATATCTTTTTCATCAATTTGTGTAATGTCTCCTGCAATTTCTGCTCCAGGATAATTAAGTTTATATGTTCTCTGTGCTGGTTCATCCCATTCCGATACAAATGTGGTTTCTATATCGTCTTTAAACGCATTATCAAATCCTCTACGGATACCTCCAATGCCTGCAAATAAATCTATAGATTTATGCATTCTATAATTCCTCCTCAAGTTCCATTCTATCTAGCTTATTTTCAAATATCGTTTCTTCAATAACTTGAATGCATATTTCAGGGTGTTTTTTTATTTCTTTTCCCCAAAATCTAATAACCGTCCAGTTCAAATACAGCAATTCTTTATTGACAATATCATCTCTCTCAATATTTTTGCTTATCTTATTAATCCAAAAATCCGCATTTTTCCCTTTTTCTAATTGAGGTTTAAGAACTTCCCAATCTTTACCGTGGAAAAACTCACTATCGCAAAAAATTGCAATCCGATATTTCGTTAAAACTATATCTGGACACCCTGGTAAAGCCTTATAATTTTTTCTATATCCATATCCTTTATCACGTAGTGCTTTACGCAAAATACGTTCTATTTCCGTATCTTTGGACTTTATGCTTTTCATATTTTTATGCCTTTGTTCAGGTGTCAAACGATCCATTTTAATTCCTTCTATCGCTAAATATTACCTTGTTCCAATTTTTCGAGCATTCGTTGTTTTCTTGTATATTCTTCAAAGTACTCGAGTAAGGCTCTTTCTACTGCAACTGTTTTAGTTTGCCCAGCCTTATCACAAAATTGGCTAAGTTGTTCATATATTTCTGAATCGATACATACGTTTAAGTATGTTCCATTTTTCTTTTGTCTTGCCATTTTATCTCCCTTCCGTCTAAGCTATAAACAGCTACATTATACTACTTAAAGCTACCGTTTTCAACCCATTAAACAGAATGTATGTTTGTTTTTAGTTGTTCAAGCCCCCACTTATTCAATCAATGCATCCAGCATGACTTGAATTACTTCTTTCAACATCAATCCATCTCTTAATCCCATACGGTAATAGAATTCATTCAGATCACTGCATTTATTTGATGTTTCAGTCATGTAATCAAATAAAATTGTTCTCTGTTTGTCTGAAAGTTTTTGAAACATCTTTTGCAATTTCATTTCCAATTTTTCGTTGAATGGATCATATTGCTGTCCGTCTTTTTCTTGATAGACCTGCTCCATTCTCTCTCCGATAAGATCATTCATAAATTCTTCCATTTTTCCTGTTAATTCCATCTTTTTAATCTCCCATCAGTCTAATTTTGATTGCTTCCAGCCACACCACAATCCAGCCTGCGAGGATAGGCAAAACATACAGTATAAAGCCCATTGCAAGCATTCTGAATGCCTCTGTGCCTGTTTCCTGTCCGAATCCATACCCCAATACAGCTGTGATACAGATGATTCCCGACAGGGTATGAAATACCGTTGCAGACAGCCATGTGATGAACATAACCACCAGCTGTATGATTGTCAGGCATATACGCACCGGCAATAACAAAATTTTTATAATAATTCTTACAACTGCCATGACTGTCCGCCCCTTTCACTGTTTTAAATATCTACGGTAATTATCCAGAACAGAATCCGTAACACCATTTTTATATACTTTACGGATATCTGCGATTTTTTCATGTTTCAGCAGTTTCAGCCAGTCCAACAGGTCTTTTCTGCTGTTTGCGAAATTACAGCATCTTCCATCTGCATATTCAATCCTGTATCTCATAAGCCCCTCCTACACGTACACCATTTCAGTCAGTATCATTTCATCTACCCGGCTTCTTACATTATTTGCCTGGCGAACCCATTCCATTTGATTTCTGACTTTCAATTCTTCTGTAATGTCTTCCTGTTTCATTATCTGCTCCATAAGTAAATCTCTACGTTGTACGCATTGCTCATTTACATCTGCAAGATGCGTCCAGAGTTTTCCACTGAGTGACAAGTAAGAATACAGTCCACTCTTGTAATCTCTCAGATAGTTTCTGCGGAGACTTCCATAAAATCCAATATCACGTGTCTCTTCTGGTACTGCAATTAACGGTAAATAAATCTCTCCAACAAGGATATAATCCAGTCCATTCTCTGTATCATGAATCAATGGTGCTAATTTTTTCATATTCGATAACCTCTCTGCTTGTTTTCTTCCTGTCCTTGTGGTACGATCAAGCCGAAGCGGTGACAGGTAATTCCTGCTCCGGTTCGAGTTCAGTTGGCTCTGGTTCTATTTGGTAGGTAGGCTCCAGAGCCTTCTTTTTTTGCTTGTTTCTCCATTTCTGTGTACTGGCAGTAGCTTTCTTTCTGTTTTCCAGAATCTTTTCATACTCCTTCATAGCCTTCGGATCACCAGCCTGTGCAGCCTTTTCAATCTCTTTTGCTTTTTTCTGCTGTTTCTGATAACTCCGTTTTCGGCTTGCCCGGTCTCTTTCCCGTCTTGCCCTCTCCTTATCCAGAATTGCTTCATACTGCCTGATTGCTTCTTCATCGCCACCTTCCGCAGCTGCTTTGATTCTGGCACGTTCTTCTTTACGCTTCTGTGAACACTTCCTAGCAGCTATCCTCTGTCTTTCTCTTTTGGCTTCTGCTTTACGCTGTTCTTCTTCCTGTCGGGCTTTTCTTTCCGCCTTCAGTTCTTCTTCCGAAAAAGGAACTGCAAACTGTCCGATAAAATTGAAGTAAATATCTATCCGCTGTGTCCGATCAAGACCCTTTCCTACCGCTTCATGAACCATAATTTTATCTACAAACTCATTTAGCATTCTTGGGGTAATTTCCTCAAAGTCCTGATATTTCTTTACAAGCCGGACAAACCGATCTCCACCATCTTCCGATTTTTGATTCTGACCGAGTTCTTGTTCCAGTTCTGCCACCTTTGCTTCCAGTTCCTGTTGTTCATCGTCATATTCTTTCATCATGCGATTAAAATGCCTGTCCGGGATTTTCCCCAGTACATTTCCTTCATACAGGTTCTTTATCAAAGTATCTAACTCCTGAATCCTGTTCTTAGCTGATTCGACCTCTTTTTGTGATTCTTGCAGGAACTTTTCACTGTAAGTTTCTTTCAGCTGTCCCACCTGTTCCAGAAATTCTTTTTGATTCGTCAGAACAAATCTGGCAACTCTGCGGATAGAATCATCAACAAGCTGATCCAGTGCCGATGACGTAATAAAATGGAATGTACACTCTTTATATTTGTTTCCATATGCCGAGCATGAAAAACTACTGTCTGAATCATAGCGTTTCCCGTCTTTTCTCTTTTGTGCTTCTGGGCTTCTGTAAGACATTCTGCTGCCACAGTCTGCACAATAGACAAGCCCTGATAACCTGTGTTTGTACGTGCCATTTGCCACACGCTTTGTCACTCTTTTTCTAAACTTTTGTGCCTGATTCCAAGTATCTTCATCAATAATCGCTTCATGTGTATTTTCAAAGATAATCAATTCCTCTGGTCTGGCTTTTCTTCGTTTCTTTGTTTTGAAGTTATCACAGATTGTTTTTCCAAGAATCGTATGCCCCATATATTCCCGCTTATCAAGAATCCCGCTGACTGCGGTAGCATTCCAGATATAAGGATCATGGTAACTGTGATTCCTACTCACTTCGCCTTCCTCATGCCGTTCCAGATATGCCGAAGGAATTAAGATATGCTCTTTTGTGAGAATATCTGCTACCTGTGCCGGACCATTTCCTTCGATTGCAAGCTGATATATTTTTCTTACAACTTTTGCTGCTTCTTCATCGACCAGCAAATGGTTTTTATCTTCTGGATCATGCTTATACCCATAAGGAATTGCACCACTGCATCTCTTGCCAGATTTCATTCTGGATTGAAAAATAGCTTTGATTTTCTTGCTTGTGTCCTTTGCATACCATTCATTCATGATATTCAGAAATGGTGTAAAATCATTATCCGTTGGTGTTGCACTGTCAATACTGTTGTTGATTGCAATGAAACGGACATCTTTCTCTGGAAACAGTATTTCTGTATAATATCCGACTTTCAGATAATTTCTTCCCAGTCGGCTCATATCCTTTACACAAATGGTATCAATCAGTCCTGCTTCCACATCAGCAATCATTTTCTGAAATCCAGGACGGTTAAAGGTAACTCCGCTGAATCCATCATCTGTATAGTGCCGGATATTCGTCAGTCCCTTTGCCTGTGCATATTCTTCCAGATAATTCTTCTGATTCGTGATACTGTTTGATTCCCCTTGCAGTTCATCGTCCTTTGACAATCTCTCATAGAGAGCTGTTAGCTTGTTATTTCGCTGTGCCACGCTTTCCACCTCCTTCCTGCGAAAATGTCTGCAAATACAGACAAATAAGCGTTTCTTCGCAACTTCTGTTTATGAAGCAACGTTTGTTTCTCTGTACTTTATATATTAAACCCTTCGGATCTGTAATGACCATGGAACAGTTCATCTGCATGACTGACGGCTTAACGAAAAATCGAGTTTTTCCGGAACCACTGCCGCCAATGACCACTATATTTTTATTTCTTGCATACTTTGGCTGTTTAGGTCTACTTTCCATAGTCAATGCTTCTGTTGCTGTTAATGGAATATTCATCCAGGGATCTTCCGACATATAAGGTTTAATATCCTCAGCGTTTCCCCATCTGGCTGAACCATACTCGATTCCTTTCCGGAGTTTCTTTGCATCTGACTGTTTCTGCCATACCAGTAATTTCAGAATGACAGCTGCTACAATTCCTGTCAGCATATCACGCCAGTTAAAACTTGGCTGCAATCCAGTAAGAATCCTGTCTGCATGTTCCATCGCATATAATAGCTTGTTCCCAATATCTTCTCCCAGACTGTTTCTGTAAAGAAATGATGCCCGATTTGTATAAAAAGCAGTTAAGATATATGGGATATTGGTAAGAACCAGTTTCTTTTTATCCAGGGCGGACAGCCTGACCCTGATCTTATTCTTCCATTTTTGCATCAGATTTTTACCGATTTGCTTTTTCATCGGCTCTGCTCCTGATGCCGGTTCTTTACTTTGTCCTTCGATTTCTTTGGCATCATTGCTCTGTAAGTTGCAAGACGCTTGTGAATAGAAGGCTTATTCGCTTTTTGAATCTGTTTCTGGGAAAACTCACGGAAAGCAGCATTGAGGGCATCCTGATCACGTCCTTTAAAAAACACCAGATACATCGGTGGATCTTTACTCTTATCTTTTTTCAAAGCATAATTGATCCCGTATTTTCTGGCATAACGTTCAAAGGACTTGATATTCTTATTTGTGATCTCGATATTGACCATCCCGGCATTTTGTTTTGCCAGCTCTTTTACCGTGACCTTTCCCTGTTTCGGCTGATTCTTCTTCGCTTTCTTCTCTACCGATTTCTGCTTCTGATGACGCAGATAAGCAGCAAGAACCTTTTTCAATAAATCTGCTGTTACTTTGGTAGTCCGAATGCAGAACGTGACCGTTTTCTGAGTTACCTCTTCCTGCATGATTTTCCCTCCTTTCAGCGATTTAACTGCTGTCCAGATCTGTAATCATGGCAACCACCTCCTTCATTCTTTACTCTTCCTCCGCACACAACGCTTTAAAAAATTCTTTTCCTTTTGGTGTAACCAATGTCTGTGAACCAAGATGTCCATTGTTAAAATAGTCTTTTACAATAAACAGATCATTGTTCTTCTCCACCGCATAGGGTAACAGCGTGCCGGATGGACTCCTATATAGAAATCCTCTATTTAAAAGAAGTTTCACAAATTTTCTTTCTGGAAATTCAATCTCTTTTGCCGTCGTTCGAATATTGGTGCATTCTCCTGTAATCATGAAATGATCATAATAATCTGCTTTTGGCTGCATATCCTTTACACGATTTTGCAATTCTCGATTTCGATTGTTTTCTGCCAAAAGTCTCTCGGCAAATTCCAAAAGAAGTTCCGGGTTATCTTTTACCCTGTCTAAAAGATCGGTCTCTAAATATCCGCCTGTTTTCCTAATAGCCGGAAGTACCTCATCAAATACCCACTTCTCAAAATTCTGTGCTGACTTTAAACGACTTTTTGTAATCAGCCGATATACATCTCCCTCTGGAATAAAAATCATTGGCTGTACCCCACCTGATGTAAGGACGCCCCGTTTCAGGGCCCCCTTGCAATGAACATTTATCGCATTTCTTGGTTTTGCATATCCCAAAGCAAATGCTACATCAATTCCAGAAAATAAAAGTCTGCCTCCATCTTCAATCATACGGATGGAACCAAACTCCGAATTGTGAAACTCTGTGATTTTATAATCCGTCTTCTCCATCCTCTTCTCCATCCTCTTCTCCTCCTGAACCGGCAAGTAACATCAAACCATTTTCAATGATTGTGCTCCTAATAAACTCTGCTACATTCACGGTTAAATAACCAAGATATTCTGCAAGGAAACTACTATATTCCTCTTCTGTCAACAATTCCTCCAGTGCTTCCAAATGAGCTGTCACTTTAGAAGTCTGCTTTCCGCCAAGCAGCTTGCCTAATATTTCTGTAAATTCCTCTGTGTCACATGACTCAAACATACATAAGATCATCTCCATTGTTGTTTCCAAAACCAAACGATCCATTTTCATTTGCGTCAGCTCTTCCATTGTTTTCATGGCAGTCATAAGCGCATCACTTGTCATATGTTCTGTATTGATTCTTCCTTCTGAATCAACCAATCCTATTGCAAATAATTCTAAAAAGTATTTTCTCATAAATCTTGTCCTCCTATCGAAATGGCATTTCTTGTTCAAGTTCTTCTGGTATATCGAATGGAATCTTCCTCTTCTCTGCTGGTTGAAATCCGTCAGATTCTTCTTTTTTTGTTTTGGCTTCTGCAAACTCTACATTATCCATAATGACTTCGGTATAATAGGATGCAGTTCCAGTCTGTTCATCTTTGATCTGAGAGATTACCAACTCTCCGGAAAGAGCAATCTTAATTCCTTTTTCAAGATATTTCTCCACAAATTCTGCATTATTTCCATAAGCTGTGATCATCACTACAAATGCTTTGCTTGTGCGATTTCTTTTTACTACCAGTGGAAACCTAGATACTTTGGTTTGTCCCTTTTGCGTAGATGTCAGCTTAGTTTCTGGATCTCTGGCAAGTCTACCCATTAAAACAATCGTATTCATTCTTTTTGTCCTCCCTTTCTTCCTGCAACACCCTTCCCTGGTATTTCAAACAGGATAATAATCTGTGCATTTTCTGCACGAAAAAATGAGGAATGGATTCGAACCATTCCCCACTTGCTACAGGATTTCTCCTGTAATATAAATAAGAAAATCTAAGTATTCACATTTGGGCTTTGTCTGTACATATACATCTGATCGTTATCATTCCAGATAACCCGGCTGTAAAAATACAGTCACAGTCTCTGTTTCAGCAGAGGTCCTGTACCCTTCGGTGGTATCATTATTGCTTCGCTCTTCCCGTAGGAGTCTTCGCCTGCACGAGCCGGATTATCTCCGGTAAGCATGTTCCTCAAGATGTATCAGCTCCTTCAATTGTCAAGGTGCAATCGGAAGAACTGTCTGAACCTCTTTTACGTTTGTGATTTTTGGAAATCAGAGGATTTTCAATTTGCCTTCCATATACTCTGTATTGGGAGCGACAAAATCGGACATGATTTTAGAAATTTTTTGAAATTATTTTTTGAAGTGTAAAAAGATATAAAAAAAAGATGCCAGGATTTCTCCTGACACCATAGTGACTATGCCAACTTCGTGCCCACTGGGCACAAGGTTGATTGTATTATTCTTCATTTCCTAATGATATTGGTTCTTTCTTTGTTTTCTTGTTTTTAGATATCATCTTATGACCTGTGTAAATAGCCATAATCATACAAAGCAAAGAACTTGCCGCAAAATATTTATGGCTTGATTTTGAACCTTTATATCCGCTATAAAAAGTTCCTAGCATCGTTATCAATGCTCCGACAGACCAATATTCATGAGCTTTCATTCTAACATCTCCCTTTGTGTTAATTTTAATATGTACCGTTTGATGAAATATGCAAACAGGAATTTGGAACGTGCTTTATAAATTTTTTCCGATCCCCTCAAGTTCGTTCATGGAATCCTTGTTTTTTTCAAGTTCATCTCTGGCTGTTGCATAATATGATTTTTTGAAAAGCATATCCCATGAAAGATATTTTGCCATACAGTCAAACTGCTTATCAATCAGCTCATACTGGATACTGTCTACGGGAGAACCGCCT